CACTTTAATGTCGTAATATGCTGGACTGTCCCGACCGCTACCGCCCCTCTCAGGGTCACTCGCGACACGCGAGCGAGTAAGTCAGTCACTCGCCACAGGCGAGCGAGTAAATCAGTCACTCGCGACACGCGAGCGACTTAGATCAGTCCCATTTAATTGCGGAAGGAATAGAAGATACTATTTCCGGGTAGTTGTAGTTCATGCCAATATATAATTGATCCCATGCGTCGGTGATATGTGTTTTCAGTTCGTCCGGGTTCTCTGGTGAATCGTCTGTATTTTCAGCCCTTTTGTCTTTTTCGAATCCATTCCTACCCATTCTTATCCCTGTCCGTTGCATTGCCAGCAAAAGATATTCATTGTTATGAGGGTTAAATGTAGGGAACAGAAGTTCAGGATCCCCTTTAAAAGCTTTGTCGAATTCCTTATGCTTCCAGTCGTGTCTTGGTGGCTGTCCCATATATACCTCAGTAACGTTCCAACCATTCTTAGTAAGCACATCAATAACATCATCCTTATAAGAGGTAGAAGTTGCTGCAGTCTCATATATAGCGGTGGCATCGTAGAAATAAACAACATCCCTTTCCGGATGATGTATATAGTAATCGCACCACATCTGCACCAATTCTCTGATTTTCTTAGGCGTTTTGACAAACATCGAATTAATTGTACGTGCCTCTTTGTTGTTATTATCAGCGATGCGCTGACCTGTAACTAAAGAGTTTATGGCAGCGTTATAGTCAAGGGCTATGCAAAGAGGCATGTCCGGAACTATATCCGTATCGTGCCGGCAGTCTGCTTTTTTTGATTCAACGAAATTGTAATTGGCAGACTCCAGGAAAGAAGAAGATCTAACATCATAGCAATGTATATTTTCGTCAAGTGAAGGATAGAAGCCATTAGCTATTTTAGTAAGGCGTTTGTTAAGTACAGAGGTTTGGAAAAGAAGCGGTGGCATATCCCTTTTTAATTCTGAAATTCTTTTTTCACCAATAAGTTCAAGGTTATCGAAAATGTCATACTCGGCGAAGAAAACGGCATTTGCTCTGAATAGTGCAAGATCTTTAGTAAGTCGGGAGATTCTATTTTTAACCGAAAGGTTATCCTGATCCTCTCTTCTTTTAAGTTTGTGAAGTTCCATAGCCGTGAGTTTGATTATATCGATCAGTTCACGGTCCATTTGTTTTTCTTTTTCTAGGATCCACTGTCCTTGTTTAGAGGTGGGCATATCCGTTGTAAAAGTCATTGAGTGGTGCCAAGGGCATTGCCCGAAGTAGTTGTCATTACCACGAACAGCCGGGATCACTTCTTCTACAATTTTTTCCCAAGCCAGGTACCTGGCTTCGAATCCCATCAGCCAGTCGATGTTCATAGAGTTGGCCGACATTGGTCTATCGAAAGATATAAGGTTAATGATTGTGCCGTTATACCAGGACATACAATATTCGTAAGTGAATGGCTCAACGTAAGGTTTTGCGAAGTTGTATTTTTTTGGCGGTTTAATACCCAGGACATAGTGCCGGTCGCGATGATAACCTAGGCGGCTTAGCGCATGGCAAACAGCAGGGAGTGTATTAGCGAGGAGTTTTTTATAAGTTGGAGATAAAAGCGCCCCTGTGCTTCTTGGCATCTGCGTGATATTTCTGAGCATAAAAGGAGCGTCAATACCTTCAGATTTACCGAAACCACGGGAAGCGATGATATAAGTATCTTTAGCAGATACCAGATTTACTTCAATTTGTTTTAGGTTAAAATACTTAGGTACTCTCATAGTCAATATCTGAGGCATTTTTATATTTTTCGCGGAGTCTTTGTCGTTTTTCTTCGATATCCGGAATATGAAGTTTAGGATCGAGGACACGAACATCAGAAGAAAGTTCAAAATCGGGAGGCAGGAGTTTTTCCCATGGGATAGGTTCATCCTCTTCCTTGTCAAGTTTAAAGTATTTAGCCAATTTATCGTAAGCGGTAATTTCCTCCATTAGTTTTTTCTCGGATCTGGCCTTTTGTATGCAACCAAGAAGACCCTGAGAAACGGTATAGCGCATCCATTCTTTAGTCGCGTTTTGGATGTTGCCCATTATTATTTTTATGTTTGCAAGGTCACGGTATGCCTGGGATTTTTCAATTTTATACTGAGTCATTAAGAAGTTAACGATATGTTTATCCGGCATAGAAGGGTCGGATAGCCAGCGTGTAATTACGTGGCTGTAGCGTTCTTTAATTAGTTGCTCATCTTTAGTGAGTGCAATTTCGGCCTCACCGGCAGAGACAAAGAGGTTATGAGTAATTTTTTCTAGTGCCTTAAGTTCTTTTTTTGGCATATTACATATCTATTTCGTGAGAATTTTGTGAGGCAATAAATCTGATAACCATATCTTCGGCCTGAGGGCTGCCATGCTTTGCAAGTTTTATGATTTGCTTTCTTATTTCGGCCTGTTGGATATATTTTGCTTTAAAATATGCTTTAGATGCCTTAGATTCTTTATTAGAGATTTCAGCACATAAGTCATCGATATTCACATCAATTAAAACAGCTATTTCGGCAGGAGGTAAAAACAATGCAGAATATTCAGCGATGCTATTTAGTTGTTCATCAGAGAGGGTCATAGCATTGGGCGTTATTGTAAGCTTTCATAAATTCGGAAAGCATTTTGTTAGTCATTACTTTATTTGTGCAAATAAATCCAGTCTCAAGTCGTTTATTTTTGGTCAGGTTACCAGACGTGATAATCAATACCGGGAATTTACCGATGATAATAATCATTTTGGCGTGGCATGGCGTGAATCTAATGTCATTAGTGACGTTAGACATGAACCAATACAAGTCTGTTTTGAATCTGATCATTTGATTATTGAACAGGCAGTGCATTGTCTTGATCATTCCATCTTCTTTCAGGAAGAACAGTCGCCTAACTGCATCTTCACTGAGCGAGAAAGCGGTAATATATATATCAGCGGCGCCAGTTGCTTTAAGAGCATAATCAATAATATCATGAGTAGAGAAGTCCCCGTCAGAAAAGAAAGGGCGGGAATAGTTTTGGTCGATGATACCTATTTTTTCTTCGATGGAGGCCATGTTATGCCGTTATTTTTAAGAAAAAGTAATCTTTGATTGAATTTTTCGATAACGACAGGATCCTTACTACCTTTATTCCTCTGCAGGAATTTTTCAGCAGCTTTGATATCTTTAATCAGTTGAGCGGGATCTGCTTTGGGCTGTTCTTTAGGTTTATCTTTATTAACATACCAATCATCAATAATCTGATAGTTGTTATTACGTTTAGCGATTTTAGCGTCTAGTTCTTTTTTTGTTTCGGATCGTTGTTTCGCGGCATTAGGGCTATCTAAGTTGGTTTCGATATCAAGGCGAGCATGGAGGGCGGATATTTCTTTGTTCAATGATTTGTTCGATTCATATACTGCTCTGATATCATCCGGGAGAGTATTAGGATCTATTCTACCTTCAAAGAAATGAGGTTTATTGGTGATATTTATTGGTTTGACAGTTATAGCAGCTTTGGCATCCGGTTTAGCTGCGGGTTTTTCGGCAGGTTTAGCAGCGGGGTTACCGATATGTTTAATAGATTTATCTGTAATATCGCCATATACACGAAGTATATACTGAAGTTCACGGACCAGATAAATAAAATGTATATCAGAAGGGGGACAGTCCGGTACCTGGGAAAAGAATTTATCTTTATCAGCGTTTTTTTTAACCCGATTGTAGATTGCCAATCCATCGGTGTATTTGTGGTTTTTGTTATTGAGCCAGTTTTTTATCATATTGTTATTTTTTAGATTTTATCAGTTCGGGTAGCAGGTACTGGTTAAACATATCTGTTTGAACTTTATCCTTACGGAAGCAAGCAGAATAAATTGAGAAAGAGTTATCGTAATTGGGAGATTCTCTGAGCCAGGTTTTAGAATGTTTGAGTAGGATTATAGGGACGTTATTTTTATGAGCTTTGACGGCAGCCCAGATATCAGCCATGTTGGTAGTTTTGAAGTCCCACAGATTGAAATTAATAGTACTGGTATGCCAAGCCATTACGCCGCTTCCCCCAACAGTAACTTCAAGTTCGAGATCTTGTTGATGGTTGAGGCATCTGAAACCCTGCGAGTGACCTTTATAGTAAGACTTAACCGGCTTAGGTTCATAGTTACGACCATGTATTGTAACGATTGCCTTTTTTTGCAGGCGTTCAATAGCGCAGATATATTTTTGGACGTAGTCGTTAGGGTAAATCAGATCATCATCCAGGGTAAAAAAGTAGCCCTTATGATTTTCGCATGCGTAGAATTTTCCGACGTCGCCGATATCACCAAAAGCGTCAGCAGAATTAAAGACAATGATTTTATCATTGACAAGGAAATCCGGAATTGTATCGTAGTTATTTAGGTACACATACAATCTCCCCACTTGCGGCAGAATAGAATAGACAGCATCCTTTAAAGATTTAATACGTTGCGGCATGCTAGCGACACCGGCAGCTACTGTATTAATATCATAATTAGAGATAAGCGGGTTAGTTGTTCTTTCACCCGGATGCATGACAGATTCGTGATCGCCATGAATTACCAAAGAGTTTTTAACCATATAAGTGTATAAGCCGTGATTATATATTCGTTCAGAGATTAGTTTACCGACGCCGGAAGTTTTGTTTTGGGTAACGGTCCAATTTCTATCCATTGGCATAATTGAAAAATTAAGCCTTTGGAAGAATTCCGGTTTCGC